GTTGCGTGGGGCTGGTGAGAGCGAAGATGAAATCAATGCGGCCATTGATAGCATCGAAGACGAGATACGACCAATCGGGTTACAGGACGCATTCGTTACGATTATGTTGGGTGAGGCAAAGAGCCAGGACGACATAGATGCAGGCATAGCCGCTATACGTCAGAGGGCGACGCCCATCAAAACGGTCATGAATGAGTGGCTGGAGGCCAACGGCTATGATCCGTTGCCGGACGCTGGTGATGGATACGTGGTTAACTGGCGTGATGCGCGTGTTAAGGCCATCGCACCGGGAGCGCTGGCGACAATCAACACCTGGTTGACCAACAATGGACATGATGCGATGGATAGTAGTAATAGTGTGCTGGATCTAGTGCATGTATTCCTGCCGGACTACAATCTCGGTGCGGACAACGTGTATGATGCGGCGGCGTGAGTTTTTGCGCAAGGTCGCGCTCATGTGGATGCCGTATATAGGGCGTTGACGCGCCGTTAGGATGATGCAGGTATGAAACGTTGGATTGTACTGTTGCTGCTCGCTACAGTTGTCCTGTCAGGTTGTGTGGGCGTGGACGGAAAGCCACTGACATTTACAATCGATACGGATTATGGGGACGGCTTTCTAGATGAATGTATGACTTCCATCCTCGCATTGACGAGTCCGCAGAATTTGCCCCCCTATGAGGATGCCTTGCGCATTTGCACGACCATTCGCCAAAGGGCAGGAGAGGGGATGTTTGGTGAAATGCCATCACATCGCATGTCAACACCAAGCCCTTCGCCAACATCCCCTCCTGTCGATTGCTCTGAGGGAGGGTGCATATGACGTCTTTGTGGTTGTTGATGAAATGGGCTGCCGAAGTGATGGTCAATGGCAATATCCAGAATGACTGGTTCTATGAGATACCGGCGCCGGCTCGTGATTGGATATACGAGGTGGGGCAGAATATCTTGAGTCTGTTCTGGTAGCATGCAACCGTATAGCAAGAACCCGCGCCAGATCACCCACAAGCAGATGGATGATCTGAAGAAAACACTTGCAGAACTGGGGGATCTGAGCGGCATTGTCCATGATCTGAATAGCGACCAGATTATCGGCGGCAACCAGCGAAGCCGGGCGATGGATGTCAATACCTGCGAGATCGAGTTGACCCATACGGCGCAAGAACCAGATGAGCAAGGAACGGTGGCTCTTGGTTTCATCGTCTGGCAAGGGAAACGATATGCATATCGCCGCGTTCGCTGGACACAAAAACAGTGCGAAAGAGCGAATATCATTGCGAACAAGGCCGGCGGCAGTTGGGACTATGATGTGCTGGCTAATGAGTTCGATCTTATCGATCTGTTTGACTGGGGGTTCGAGCATAGAGAATTGAGCATGGTGCCCGAGTTTGACGGTAACTCGGAATGGAGAATGCTTGGTGAAGGTGAAGTCACCTTATTCATTTTTTTTCGAGATAAGGAAATGGCTGCTGAGGCCCTAGAGATGCTCACCTATCGAGAAATGGAGAACATGAGAATAAGAACAATAAATGGCGAGAAATTCTTCGATAGGTGGATGGAGGATTTGAATGAGAATGAGCGATGAAATGATTGAGGCTGTGGAGATAGAAGAGACTGCAATCGCAGAACTCAAATACAATGAAATCAAGAAGCAAGAGACAGCAAGAGTTCCCATTCATCCCGATAAGGAAGAAAGAATCGGCAATTATGCCGCCGGCGTATTCATCAACGCCATTCCGGGAACGGGAGGAATCATCACTACTATCGCCAGACGCGTGGGCTGCTCTTGGGCTACAGCCAAGAAGTATATCTCGAACATGCCTACCGTTCGGCAAGCCTACCAAGATGAGTGCGAGACGGCCATCGATATGGCCGAATCGATATTGATGAAATCCATCCAAGAGGGAGATGTGCAAAGCGCAAAATGGTATCTCGAACGGAAACGGAAGGAAGCCTACTCGTTGAAGGCCGAACTCAAGCTAAATACCAGAAATCTACAGGAAATGAGTGATGACGAACTACTCGCCATCATTGAGGGATAAGGCGCTCGCCGTACTCGAATATAGGCGGCGCAATTCTCCCGATAATGTGCCAGACTGGTTTGATACCCATGCCAGAGAGAAACAGTTGCCACCTCCGGTAGAGGACGAATGGCGTTTTTGGTTGATGCTCGCCGGCCGCGGGTGGGGGAAGACTCGCGTGTTGACCGCATGGGCGAACAAACAGGCGAGAGAAATGCCGGGCAGCCGAGGCATGATTGTGGCGGCAACGGCCGCTGATGCCAGAGACATTCTGATCGAGGGCGAGAGCGGGTTGCTGAATTCCGGTGTAAATATTGTCTATCAGCCGGGCAAGTCACAAGTGCTGTGGCCCGATTATGGAACGATAGCTCTTATCCGGTCCGGCGAGAAACCGGATAGACTCAGAGGGCCACAACAGCATTGGGCCATAGCAGATGAGGTGGCGGCATGGAAATATGACCAGGAAGCATGGGACATGTTGATGTTTGGACTGCGCCTGGGTTCGCAGCCTCGTGTGGCAATCGCCACGACACCAAGACCCACCAAGATTATCCGCAATCTCATTGCCGACCCACTCACTTATGTGACGCGCGGCAGCACCTATGAGAATCGAGATAATCTGGCTCCCGCTTTCCTGGATGCCATTGTCAAAAAGTATGAGGGAACTAGACTCGGGCGCCAAGAGCTAGAAGCCGAGGTGCTGGAAGATGTGCCGGGCGCTCTTTGGAATATCGATGTTCTCGATGAGGGCAGGGTGCATGAAGCGCCGGAGTTGGTGCGTGTGGTGGTTGCATTTGACCCGCCCGCCAGTTCTCATGAGGGCAGCGATGAGGCAGGTATCGTGACTGCCGGCCGCTCTGAAAATGGCCATGCCTATGTCATCGATGATGCATCCATGCTGGGTTCTGTAGACGCCCGCCTAGCCGCCACCATCAACGCCTATCATACCCATCAGGCAGATGTCGTGGTCGTAGAGCGCAATGCAGGCGGAGACTGGATACCCCATGCGATTAAAACCAAGGACCCATCGGTGAATGTGTCAACCGTTTGGGCCAGCAGAGGGAAGATTACCAGAGCGGAGCCCATAGCCGCATTGTATACGCAAGGTAGAGTGCATCATGTTGGCCTATATCCCGACTTGGAAGACCAGATGATGACATGGCTGCCCGGCGAGAAGTCTCCAGATAGAATGGATGCTCTTGTTTGGGCTCTTACCGAATTGATGGTGGATGAAGCGAATCCAACAAGAGTGGGAATCTTGAAAGATTCCGTAGACTTGTTCGGAAGTCGAGAGAAAAAAGCAGACAGGTATGCAGACATCGGCAGGCGCGGGAGATAAAGAGCATGGCAAATATATTAGAACGAATCGATGAATTCTTCGCAATTGAATCCGCCGCCGAGGAACCTATTCAGGAAATTATCGGCAGAACTGTTCTGGGCGATACACAAGTATCTTTCCTCAAAAGCAGGACGCGCGTCAAAACAGTTGACGAAACAATTCCTGACTATGAGTATTATGATAAGTTGCGCCGGGGCAAGGCCAGGGGCTATGCGCTGGGCAGTCTGTTCGCCAAACGGATAGAGAACATCTATGCGAGCTGGACCATGGGTGACGGAGTATTCGTCAAATTGCAAGAGGCCGGCGACGAAGAGAGCGAAGATGATCCGAGAGTCTATACCGATGCGCAACTTGCCGATTTCCTGAACAAAGAGTTGCCTACTCTCCTGCAAGTGGTGAGGGACAAATTTGGGCTGGGCGACCAATATGTGGTTGTCAATGTCGATGGGTCGCTGAGTGTGCCATCTCCCGACACCGTGGAAGTCTTTCGCAACGAATTGGATTATCGGGACATTATCGCTGTCGAGATTACCACCAAGACGGAAAAGACGACCATTGTCGATCGATATACGCCCGAGCAACGAACGATTACCGTCAAAAAGAATGTTGGCGGTGCGGAAGAGACGTTCACATTCTCGAATCTGTTCGGCAGGATTCCCATCGTGCATCTGGCCTATGGCATGTCTGCTAATGAAACAAATGGACATTCCGTGCATGAACAACTGGTGCCTCTCTATGACCAGTACGATGAGGTGGTGTTCAAACAGTTGGATGGCGTGAAACTGCTCGGTGCCCCCATGTTAGCCATTGAAGGGCTAGACGATCTCACCGCGGTCATCAATCTCAATGAGCCGTCTGAGACGAGCCAGTACAAAGATAAGGATGGCAATCTTGTCGATAGGCAAGAGTTGAATATCGATGAAAATGCTGTTTTGCTCATCGGCAAAGGAGGGCACGCCCTCTTCGTCGCACCACCTGTTGGGTTTAGCGCAGACACGCAGCAAGCACTGAAAACACTTTTCTACATGATGCTGGAACATGTGGGCATTCCCGAATGGATTTGGGGCACCCAAGTATCGAGCGGCAGATCATCTACAGATACGCAACTCACCCAATGGACCAAAGATGTGCAGGCCATGCGCGGGTCTGATGAAAAGTGGATTCGGGAGATGTGTGAACTGTGGATTATCACCCAGAAATTAGTAGATCCCAAGATTGTGGTCGATGAGTTGGCCGTATCATGGCCTGAGCTGCTCCCTGTGGAAGCCGCCATGCTGCTGGAGCAATTGAGATTTACGCTGGAAAACAACATACTTACCAAACAAGCGACCCTGGAACTGCTCAATCTGGTAGACGATGCGGCCCTGGCAGTGGAAGCCGCAGAAAAAGAGATGGATGCAGAACAAGAACGCTTGTTCCCAGACGGAGATTCCAACCAGTTCAATCGTAGATTATTGAGTGACGACCCTGAATATCAACGACCTACCGACCCAACACGCCCAGACGGACCCTAGAACGGAGAGAGAAAATGAATCAAGGGCAACAGAATGAACTCTATTCGAGGCTGGATCGTATCATCCAGTTGTTGGAAAGTATCGACAAGAGAGTGAAGCCAACCAGAGGGCCATACAAGAAACGGACAAGGACTAAGACGACGACGAGTAGCAAGCCCAAGACTGAGAGAAATTGATGGCAAGAACCTATCTGTCTCAATTTCTCGGCATAATGAGAGAGCAAGAACTGCAATTAGACCGCATGTTCTCTCGCTCCATCAATCTGGCACAACGAGCTTTGCTGAATGCAGCCGATGGCGAGGGCATTATCCCCACTAGCCAAACTAGGCCCCTGCAAGTGGAGATAGGC